CAACTCCAACACTCAAGTTGGAGATGTTACATCGTCTACACAACAAGTTAGTGTAAACTTATTTTAAGCACCTCCTTGCTTATGCTATAAAGGTTTGCGGCTACCTATCAAAAGGCCGCATTTTTTATGCGTCAGTCGCCTAGTGGATATGGCATCGGCCTTCTAAGCCGACGGGCAACTCCCATCGTAGGTTCGAATCCTACCTGACGTACCATGGGGACTTAGCTCAGCGGTGAGAGCATCCGACTCATAATCGGCAGGTCCAGAGTTCAAATCTCTGAGTCCCTACTTTTTTCTAGAAAGTGAAAATCCTTAAAATTTTTTTTTGACCATTTTTCAGATTTTCACTTTTTTAAAAAAACTTTACTTTTTTATTTGACAAACCATTTTAAATATGTTATATTGATAATATAAAACGAATTACAACGGGGGCGGGATGAAAAAATAGCCTGCCTACCTTAGTGATAAAACACAAAAAAATAGACAAACCAAGGAGTATATTATGGCTATTAATTTAGAAGCAATGCGAGCAAAACTAGAGCAATCAAAAACCGGCGGCAAACCAACTGCATCTGGACGTAAATCAACTATGTGGAAACCCGAAGCTGGTTCTCAACATATTCGAATTCTTCCAACTGCTGATGGTGATCCGTTCCGTGAATTCCACTTTCACTACAATGTAGGAAAGAATCCGGGAATCTACTGTAACAAACGAAACGACGGAGGCGAGTGTGCTATTTGCGACTTTGCATCAAAACTTTGGCGTGACGGTGTTGAGAATGACGATCAAAATCTCAAGAATGAAGCTAAAAAGTTGTTTGCTCGAAAGCGTTATTATTCACCAGTTCTTGTTCGAGGAGCTGAAGCTGAAGGTGTACGAATCTGGGCTTATGGTAAGACTGCTTATGAAACCCTTTTGGGATATGTATTGGACCCTGACTATGGAGATATTACAGACCCACAAACTGGTACAGACATTAAGTTGACTTATACATTAGCATCTGGTCCGGGAGCCTTCCCCAAAACAGCTTTGCAACCTCGACGTCGACCATCTGTATTATGTGACGATGCCGTGGCTGACTGTCAAGATCTTTTGGACTCTGTTCCTGTTATCGACAACTTATTTGATCGAAAAACTCCAGAGGAAGTTCAGACTTTGTTGGATGGTTACTTGTCCTCCGATCACTCAGCAGAGTCATCTTCCAGCGAGTCTCAAAAGTACACACAACAAACTGGGGATAGTGTAGATGAAGCATTTGCAGCTTTTATGCAGGATGAATAAGTCATAGACCTCCTGTGTTGTTAAGGGTTTGGCCGTCTTCCCTTGGTTAAAAAGACGGTCTTTTTGCTATCATTTAGCAGCCTCCTCGTGGCGATAGTGGTAACAACTTAGGTTGGCTGATGCTAAGTCCTTATCGATAAAGTCCAGCAGAAATATGAACTTTATTGATGTTAATTTAAAAAGCAATTAATCTATAGGAGATATTATGCAAAAACATAAAGTATTTGACTTCGTAAGAAACGAAGCTCACAAGATTCACATTGACCGAGCATTCCAAAGAAAAGCTTGTTGGTCAAACGATACATGTAGAGAATTTATTATTTCTGCGAATCGAGGCAGAACCCCATACCCAATCGTAGTTGCAGATGTAGCAACTGGAATTGAATACTCAGAAGAACAAGCATCTCTATATTCAGTTGAAAAATATCAAGAAGCAAAAGTTCTTAGAAAAGACTATATTTCTCTTGATGGACAAAATAGAGTTGAAGCTTGGCGACGATTGTTTGATGATGAGCTAACCCTCACTGGAACTTTCATCGATGCTGACGGTGCAGAGGTTGGAGTAAAGAATAAGTATTATGGCGACCTCCCTGTTCGATTGCAGGACGCTCTTCGAGATACTGAAATCTCAGTTAGTTTTATGAATCGATGCTTATATTCAGATTTGCACGATATCTTTGTTAATATTAACTCTGGGGAACCACTAAATTCTCAAGAGAAGAGAAATGCAATCAATACTCCTATTTCTGAATTCCTGAGAAAAATTTCAGAAAGAAACGATATAGCAGAGATGTGGCCTAAGATTAGCGGATTTAATGATGAAAACATTAAGCGGTCTCAAGACACGGAATGGACTACTCTTGCTTATGTTGGCTCTTTGCGTGAATATGAAATGGATGGAAGAGATTCTAAGTTAGATGAGTTTTATCTTTTGGGTAAAGGAAAATTAAACAAAGATGTTAAGCAATATTCTAATTATTACAGAACTAGATTCAGTAACATACTGAGTGTGGTCTCTAACTTAGTGAAAAATTGCAAAATCCATACCGGAAAAGGTATCGCACAAAAACACTTTTGGGCCTTCCTTATGGTATCGGAATATCTTTATGATAATAACATTATTATACCAGACTATGAGGGACTATCTAACTTAATTGTTTCTGTAGATGAATCTTTGTCTCGAGAATCTAACATTCAGTTTAGTAAAGATATTGAGCTAGCTGAATCAAAGAAGAAAGATCTCCCGCAAAAATCAAGCTACTATTTTTTCCATCAAAGTAACTACAAGTCACAAAACAGTAGAAAAACACGCAGAGATGCACTTATTGATCGCTTAATTAAATCTGAAGAATTTTTGCAATTTTTGGAAGAATCTGAAGAGATAGCATAAAATATATACCGCAGGAAGGCACGGGTCAACAGGTGCCTTACATATAAAATATAAAACTAGGAGTTAAAATGACTAAATTATTAATGACACTATTCTTTGCATGCGGAGATAAAGAAGAACAAGTAGATACTTCATCAACTGAGGAAGTTGTTGAGGAAACTACAGAAGAAACAGGCTCTGAAGAACAAACTGAAGAGACTGGCTCAACTGAAGAAGAAGGCGAAGACACCGCTTCCTCACAGGAGCAATAATGACTAAAGCTGGTAAGATTGATATCTCAGCCATGAAAAAGTTCGTCAACAAGAAAGTTGGCCTAGACATTGCTCATGATCTAAATGAAGATAATCCTACCACGGTTAAAGAATGGATTCCAACTGGTTCTCGCTGGTTGGATTCTATTATCTGCCGAGGACAGATGGCCGGAATCCCTGTGGGTAAAATCACAGAACTAGCTGGCCTATCTTCAGCCGGCAAGTCCTATATGGCTTGTCAAATAGCAGCTCAAGCTCAAAAATTAGGACACTTTGTTGTTTACTTTGATGCCGAGTCTGCTATTGACCCAAAATTCTTGACAAATTCTGGAGTGGATATAAATGATGATTTCATGTATATTCAAGCGGTATCTGTTGAGAAAACTTTGGAGACGATTGAGGATCTAATGACTGAATACCCAGAGCAGCAGTTTTTGTTTATCTGGGATTCAATTGCTGCGACTTCTCCGGAGAAGGACATTGAAGGTGACTTTAATCCTCAGTCGTCAATGGCTGTAAAGGCCCGCATCTTTACAAAAGCTTTCCCAAAGCTTACTATCCCATTGGCTAATCAGCAATGCACTTTGCTGTTAATCAATCAACTTAAAACAAACATCACATCTAATGTTGCAGAAGCAATGACAACGCCTTATATCGCTCCCGGCGGTAAAGCAATTGAATACTTCTGCTCACTCAGAATATGGCTTACAAAGCGTAAAGCAAAAGCTGCTTATGTAACAGACTCTAGTGGTCTACGCATTGGTTCTGAGGTGAAATGTAAAGTTGAAAAGTCTCGCTTTGGTTCTGAAGGTCGCACATGTGGCTTTAAGATCCTGTGGGGCAAAGATGTCGGTATCCAAGATGAAGAATCATGGCTAGAAGCATTGAGAGTCTCCGAAACGGAACGTTTCAAAGGTGGCGCTTGGAACAAGATCTATGACCAGAACGGCAAAGAATTTAAGTTTCAACGCAGTCAATGGCTTGAAAAACTTCAAGACGATGAGTTTAGAGCTTGCGTCTTTGATATCATGGATGAAGAGATCATCAAAAAGTTCGAGTCTGAAGGTAAGAACTTCAACATCGACGAAGAGTCCGAAGAAAGTTAATTCTTGAAGGAATCTCATTAAGCCCCGTTGGTTCGCCTTCGGGGTTTTTTGTTTTTTATACTTGACAAACAACTATCTTTGTGTTATATTATTAACATAACGCTGGAGGACAAATGAAATTAGTAAAATGCCAATGCCCGCATGACGGGAAGATCTTCTATGGGAGATTGATAAAAGAAACCGAACACAAGTTCATAATGGCAATCGGAAAACGTGGAATTGAAATGCACTTTCCAAAAGCAACGCACACTTACACAGTCTTGGAGGACAAATGAAGAACGTTATTATTATTGACGCGTTGAACATGTTTCTGCGCTCATACGTGATCTCACCCCATCTCGATAAAAAAGGGTGGCCCATAGGAGGCACAATTGGCTTTTTAAAGAGCCTTCAAAAGGTGGCTAGGGATTTTGACGCTGATGAGATTATCGTCGCTTGGGATGGCCATGAGGGCTCTCAAAGACGCCGTTCTATGAACAGTGACTACAAAGGTGGACGAAAACCTGTGAGATTCAATCGACGTATGGTTGAGTTGCCCGAGGACAAAGAAGAGGCCAACAAAGGTTATCAGCAAATAAGATTGATGGAATATTTAAATGAAGTGCCCGTCATTCAACTTGTAGCAGACTTTACAGAGGCGGATGATATTATTGCTTTAGTAATCAACCATCCTCGATATAAAGATTGGAAAAAAACGATTATATCAAGCGATAAAGACTTCTTTCAATTATGTCGAGATGACGTTCAAATTTATCGACCAATTCAAAAGAAGATTATAACAAAGCAAAGCATTATCGATGACTTTAATATTCATCCAAAAAACTTTGCTTTAGCAAGAGCGATTGAGGGCGATAAATCAGACAACTTGCAAGGAATTCAGGGAGCAGGTCTTAAGACAATTGCAAAGAGGTTTCCATATCTCATTCGAGAAGATGAATATGTTGTAGAGGACATTATTAGAGATTGTGCTATGCAAGGTAAGAAGCTCAAGATTCATGAGAACATTCAAAATAATGAAAAACTCATCAAGGATAACTATGCGATTATGCAACTTCAATATCCAAATATTCGACCTATGAACAGGGAAATAATAAACAAGGCCATAGTCGACTTTGAGCCTTTTTTCAATAAAATAAAATTTACACAGATGCTTTCTGAAGATGATGCAGTTAGTCTCAACTTCACAGCATTGCAACAAATATTTCACAGAATAAAAAGATAAAAATACTTGACACATGAGTGTGAACAGGTTATACTTACATAACCATTGGAGGACAAATGGAATTACACAATAATGAAACTTTTATGCGCTTTGGAAAAAACTTTCAAGAAAAACTGGCGCAACTTATGCTCGAAGACAGACCTTTCTTTGATCAAATAATGGAGGTTTTAGATATAAACTTTTTTGAATTAAAATATCTTCAAATCTTCGCCCAAACTCTTGTAAACTATCGAGATAAATACAATACACATCCAAACTCAGAAGTCATGATGTCTTTGTTGAGAACCGAGTTGAATCATCATGATAAAGCAACTGCTCAACAAGTTCGTGAGTTCTATGCTCGCATCCACACATCAGACGGCGTAGAGGAAGCTGCGTTCATCAAAGATAAGGCAATCGACTTTTGTCGTAAACAAGTGTTGAAAGGAGCAATGATAAAATCAGCATCTTTGCTTAAGTCGTCATCATTTGAAGAGATCGAGAAAGTGATCAAGGAGGCCTTAGTTCTTGGAACCGACAATAACTTTGGCCACGACTTTCGTAAAGATTTGCTTAAACGTTTTGAATTGGTTTCAAGAGATCCAATCTCAACTGGATGGGCTCGAATGGATGAGATTTGCAAGGGAGGTCTTGGAAAGTCCGAATTGGGTGTCGTCATTGCTCCTACTGGTGCTGGTAAGTCTATGGTCCTCGTTCATCTCGCAACTCAAGCTTTACTTGAAGGAAAAACTGTTGTCTATTATACCTTGGAGCTCAAAGATACTGTCGTCGGTCAACGCTTTGACTGCTGCATATCAGACATTCCTCTCCAAGAGCATAGAATGAGACAAAAAGAAATTGTACACAAAATTAAAGATATTGAAGGTACTCTGATAATTAAAGAGTATCCAACAAAGTCTGCCTCAGTGCAAACTCTCAAGAACCACATTGAGAAGTTGCGCAAAAGAGGCATCGAACCAGACATGGTGTTGGTAGATTATGCGGACCTTTTGCGTCCCGTTAGGAGTTCAGGTGAAAAACGACACGAATTGGAAGAAACTTACGAAGGCCTTCGAGGACTTGCTCAAACCTATGAGTTTCCCATTTGGACCGCTTCCCAAACCAATCGTGGGGGGCTCAACGCGGAAGTCATCACGATGGAAGCGATCTCGGAAGCGTTCAACAAATGCTTCGTAGCGGACTTCATCTTCTCTTTATCAAGAACGGTGCAAGATAAGCAAGCCAATAAAGGTCGCTTATTTGTCGCAAAAAACCGAAATGGACCTGATGGTCTCGTATTCGATGCTTTTGTTGACTGGTCTGATGTTACAATCAACATTCTTGACCGAGACGAAAGCGCCGAGAAACTGCAAAGTACATCAGATGCCTTGCAGATGCTAAAAGATAAATACACACAACTAAAAGCCAAGTAACAGGAGCACAACAATGGATTTAGAAAAAAAGATTTTGTCGGACATCACGGTCCACATGAAATATGCCCGTTTTCTCGAAGATAAAAACCGTCGAGAAAACTGGGACGAATTGGTTACCAGAAACATGGAAATGCATATCAAAAAATTTCCTAGTTTAGAGCAAGAGATTCGCGAGAACTACAAGTTTGTTTATGACAAGAAGGTTCTTCCGTCAATGCGCTCAATGCAGTTCGGAGGAAAACCTATCGAGGTATCTCCAAACCGTATTTTCAATTGCGCTTATGCCCCCGCAGATGACCCTCGTGTTTTCGGAGAAATTATGTTTTTACTCCTTGGAGGAACTGGCGTTGGCTATTCAGTTCAGCGACATCATGTCGAAAATCTTCCAGAGATTAGAAAACCAACCTCAGGAAGAACCCGACGTTTTTTGATTGGAGACTCCATTGAGGGCTGGGCCGATGCTGTTAAAGCGCTCGTAATGTCTTATTTTAAAGGAACATCAAAGATTAGATTCGACTTCTCAGATATCCGTCCAAAGGGTGCAAGACTAGTTACATCCGGCGGAAAGGCACCTGGCCCGCAGCCATTAAGAGAGTGTCTTGTAAAAGTGGAGGGAATTTTAGATGGAAAAGAAAACGGAGACAAACTTTCGCCTATTGAGGTTCATGATATCATCTGCCATATTGCGGATGCGGTTTTGGCCGGAGGTATTCGTCGAGCTGCTCTCATTTCTCTATTCAGTGCTGATGACGAAGACATGCTTAGTGCAAAAACCGGAGCATGGTGGGAACTTAATCCCCAACGAGGACGAGCTAACAACTCCGTAGTTGTAATGCGTCATCGCATTGATAAACCGACATTTATGGACTTGTGGAAGCGAGTCGAAGAGTCTCGCTCAGGAGAGCCGGGATTCTATTTCTCAAACGATAAAGACTGGGGCTGTAACCCATGTTGCGAGATCGGTCTTCGTCCTTTCCAATTCTGTAACTTGGTTGAAATCAATGTTTCAGACGTAAGCACTCAAGACGAACTCAACGATCGTTCTCGTGCTGCGTCGTTTATCGGAACACTGCAAGCTTCTTATACGGACTTTCATTACCTCAGACCAATCTGGCAACGCACAACAGAGAAAGATGCTCTGATTGGAGTTTCAATGACTGGAATTGCATCTGGAGAAGTCCTCAAGTTGAACATGACCGAAGCATCATTGGAAGTCTCCAAAATGAACCGACAAGTTGCGATGCAGATTGGAATTAACTCTGCCGCTCGCCAAACATGTGTTAAGCCAGCAGGCACAACTTCGTTGACTCTAGGAACATCATCTGGAATCCACGCATGGCACAATGACTATTACATTCGTCGTTTGCGTGTTGGAAAGAATGAAGCCATCTATCATTATTTGGCCGCTAACCTACCTGAGTTGCTCGAGGACTGCCGTTTCCGTCCACACGACACTGCTATCCTATCTGTTCCTCAAAAAGCGCCTGAAGGGGCAATTACACGCCACGAGAGCGCCCTTGATTTGCTCGAGAGAGTAAAGAAAGTTTCAGCAGAATGGATCAAATCGGGTCATAAGCGAGGAAGCAACACGCACAATGTTTCAGCGACTGTAACCATCAAAGATGATGAATGGGAAACTGTTGGAGAATGGATGTGGAATAACCGAGGCGTATACAATGGCTTAAGTGTGCTACCTTATTCTGACCACAGTTACGTCCAAGCGCCCTTTGAAGATTGTGATGTCGAGACTTATGAAAAGATGCTCTCTTTGGTCAAAAACGTAGACTTGAACCTAGTTATAGAAGCAGAAGATGAAACCGATTTATCAGGCGAAATTGCTTGTGGCGGTGGATCCTGCGAAATCTTTTAACAGGAGAAATTTATGAGAGAACAATTGGAAAGAATTATTCGCAATTTGACTGAGATCAAAGAAGATCTCGATAAAGTGGAAGCTGGATCTTATGGTTTTAAGAGTGCAGCTCCTCGTGCTAGAAAGGCTCTTATGGAGGCCTCCAAGGAACTCCGTGATATCCGGTCAGATGTTCAAGAGAGTAAGAAAAAACACGAAGAAAACTAAACTTTCTATTTGACAAACAATCCAAAACGTGTTATACTATAAAGGTATAACACGTTTTTTTATTATGGAGGCTATATGCATTTTGAACCACACAATAGACACCTATGGGTGCACCCAATTGAAAAAGAAGAAAACAGGGAAGACCCCTTATTTCTAATGCCTGAAGATTACAGACCGCCAAAGTCGCCCTACGTTATTTGCGATATTCTTGGTATGGCCTCTAATTGTGAGATCTCGCTTGATATTGGAGATCGGATTGTTGTCGATAGATCTACGATTCAGGAAATAAAAGGCGATTTCGACACTATTTACGTCGTTAAAGAGAATTATGTCTATGGGAGACTTGAAAAATGAAACTAACAGCTAAAGAGTTATTAAATATCACTAAAGAAGTTGTCGAAGAGTCAAATTGGAGAAGAGTTAAAGATAAAATTGACTCACCTGGCTATGGAACAATTGATGATCAAAGACCAATTATGAACTCATTTATAATCATGTCTGCGGATCGATCCGAAATTGATGGAAGAAAAGTTGGAGCGTCTGAAAATAGTCAAAGATATGAAAGCTTAAAGAAAGATGTTAAAGCTTCTGGCTATCCATACACTAGATTGCAAGGCAAATGGATTGAGACTGATTCCGCAACAGGAGAGAGAAGAACTGTTATCGAAAATTCGTTGATGATTGAAGACTCGAAACGAGGAGACTTTTCGGGAGAAAGGCAAAACTTGTTTGAGCTAGCAAAAGATCTTTCTAGAAGATATAATCAGGAAGCTTTTATCTTTGGGGAACTTCTTCAAGGAAGTGTAAGCGGACAGCCAGTTAGGGTTATGCAAGCATATGATGCATCAGGACAAATGCAAAACTGGGGAGGTCCATGGACGAGTATTGAATTAGTTATGGAAGATGAAGAATTCTGGTCTAGAGTTCGCGGAGATAACGCTCAGTTCCAATTATCAGAATCAAAAATAAACAATCCGAAGTCAATGATGTCTTCTCACTTGAAATCCTACAAGGCAAAGCGTAGAGGTCATTAATGAAGGAGATTGAATTATTTGGAGACGGTATTGGAAAAGTGGCTCTTGTGAGCCACGTAGGTACTGATAAAACTGTTGTTAACTCTGCCCGAGTATCATTTGGTGCCGATGGCGGAGAAGAGCTTACAGAGCGCGATAAGAAGCTTATTAAGTATCTTATTTCTCACCGTCACACATCAACGTTGGAGCATAACTTCGCAACTTTCATGTTCGAGGTACCTCTATATATTAGAGCACAACACATGAGACACAGAACATGGTCTTATAATGAGATTTCAAGACGCTACACTGAAGTTGACTTGAAGTTTTATGAACCAAAGACATTTAGAACTCAACATCAAAGCAATCGTCAAGCATCAAACTTGACTTCAGAGTTTGATCCAACTGTAACACCGATGTTTCTTAATACTTATGCAAGGGCTAGTGATGCAATGATTGAATTTCATAAATACTCATTAGACTTTTTCAATAGCTTGGTTGATAAAGGAGTTTGTCGAGAGCAAGCAAGGGGAGTACTTCCTCAAAACTTGTATACTCGCTACTATGGTAGCGTGAACCTCAATAACCTTCTTAAGTTCATTGACTTGAGAACTCATGAAGGAGCACAATGGGAAATACAACAGGTTGCCAATGCTTGTTTGGACATTGCTGAGGAGCTTTGGCCATTTACGGTAGGTGCCTATAGGGAGCTGAGGTGTGAAATTTAGCGCAGGTGATCTCGTAATGTTGAGATCAGATACTACAATTTATTATTCGTTAGATTCATCTGCGAATGTGGGTATAGTAATTAGTTCAGGAGTTCTAATGTATGCTCACTACTCATCGCAGGGCGGAAAACTTAAGTTTTATGCTTATGATGTTGTTTTTGACGGAATTACATATAGAAATGTACCAGAAGAAGTTTTGAAAGGCTTAAAGGAGATAGAAGAAGATGATGAAAAAGATTCTGAATGAGTGGAAAAGGTTCACACTAAATGAAGCAAGAAGACGAGGTGGCGTGGATGATTTGTTGCAAAACTATCTTGGCGTCAAAGTTCCCGATGGCTGGTTTAATTTGTTTAACAGAACAACTGGAGACTTAACAGATAGGCCAGAGTGGTCTAGACAACTAGACACAGAAGAGGTCAAGTCTTACTTGGCAAGCATTGATAATCCTGCCGCTCAGAGTGGAATCAGGTCAGGTCTTTCTTTTCATATTATCGAAGATGAGTCGGGACTACTTCCTTCATTTGCAGATTTGATTGAACTCAAAGCACAGATTTATATGAATACGGCTCCCGAAGACCATATCCAGTTTTTAAAAGAGAATTTTGATGGCATCTTTCACTATGCAAAGAATTCAATGTCTCAAAATATAGGAAGACATGGAACTGGGGCGACGTATAGTGGCGATACTGCTTTCCGTGGATCTGCAATTGATTATTTGATGTTTGGAGATCTGATTTCGGAAACCGAAGACATTTTCAGACAAGTTGTTCAGCCTGTCGAAAAAGAAGATGGTAATTTACCACCTCCTCCGCCTCAAACACCACCACAAAAACAGAACGATAGGATACCCGACATGATGACTGCTATGCAAGCTATGAAAGCTTTACAGAGGGGTCGATGATAAAACACGATCAAATAATCATAGGCAGGACAACATCCTGCCTTTTGTTTTCTTGGAGAACGCAAACGCCTTGCATCTTGACTCACGATCTTACATATCACAGATGCGACCCTCAATTTGAAGATCTAGATTTTTGCGAATTCAATGCGAAAGATCCGTTGGAGATGATAACTAACTTATCTTTCGCATTGTCTTTTACCGGATTGTTACTACATCCATTAAATGTTCAAAACATTAGAATTGACGATAACATAAATTTAATTACAAAAAACAATAGAACAATCACTTATGATGCAAACCCAATTATATTTGATACAAAGAAAAAAAAATTGTTTGATGTATATGATGAGTTTCACTGGAGAAGAGGCTCTACTCACGATGTCGACGAATTAAATTCTCGAGAAAGATTCTGTAGGAAAATTAATTTTTATTCCTCTAGAAGACCAAAGGTCAAACCAGAAACAAAAGACCTCATAGTGTCTTCTATAATGACGGAAGAACAAATTATAAGCCCAGACTATGGAAATGGAATGGTTAGGATTAAAGCACTTAGGATGATGAGGGAGGCTGGCTTAAAAGGTCAATTAGGAATGGTAAAGAATGGAAAAGAATATTATAAGACAATTAAGATGGATTTTCATTCTAGAGAGATTATTCCAAGATTCAAGCAATTAAAAACATTTAGAGAAGTCTTTGAAATGGAACAGAAACAGGAGAAGCAATGGAAAATGTTCGAGAAACTAA